AGAGAAAGACAGGGGGGGTGAACGACTTACCTAAAAAAACCCCCATTGAGCGTGACCCTTTCGCGCTATTGCATGGCTGACAGGCACTCACACAGTTCTCAGGATTGAACGCTTGGTCAGGTGCATCCTTAATACTCAGCACATGATCCACAGTCGTTGCATCTTTAGAGCAATACCTACAGATGTAGTTATCCCTAGCCAAGATCGTGAGCCGAAAGGCTCTCCATCTTCTGCTATCTCTAGGGTCATTAACCCTTCTTTGATTCAATGCCATTAGATCTCATCATAACAGTTACCACATACCCACCATGCATACACTTCAAGCAGCTCAGACTCAGGTGTCTCTGTATCACATCGACTGCACTTAACAGTAGCTTCTAAATCTAATGCCATCCCTTAACCTTCCAATGATCTAATGCGTTGCATGGTGTGGAGTATCTGTGTTCTATGTAGGACAATCCCCATCGTACCTGAGAGTAACCATCTTGGTCTTTAAGCCATTCACTCTTACCTTGTGGTATTCCATAAACTCTCTTAGTTCCAGATAGATTGCCAATTGCTTTAGGATTCCAAGCACTCTCTTTACCATAGAGCTTTGTCAGGCATTTATGCTGAACATAATCATAATTCAATAAATGTAATGCATACTCTTTATAAGTCACATAACGCATTGGTTTAGATCCCCCTGCTTCAGGCATGAAGCAAAGAGCTATCCCAATAGCTACAAGCACCCCGCGAGCGATCCGCTTAGGCGGCTCGCGGTGAGCCTTTGAGAGGCTCTGCTGAGTTAGCGTACCATCGGTGTCAAATCCATTAACATAAGTGCTGGTCAGAGCGGTGTGTCGTTTCATAATGTCTCCCTACTGTTACCCTGTGGATAACTTCTGTGGATAACTATTTATCCGTACTGTAGAAGCCCTTGCCCTTAAAGTGTGCAGGTGCAGCTGCTATAACCTTGACCATAGGCTCATTGCAATAGGTGCATGGAATCACTGGTCTATCGTGCCATCCATGAGTGATCTCCGAACTGAGATTGCACTGATTGCATCGGTAGTCATAGGCTGGCATGTTAAGCACCTCTGTATCATGTAAGACCCACAGCCTGTGCAGCGGTCAATGTCTGCCTCTGTGGGTTCGCTAGTAATGTGACCATACTTTAATTGGAGTAGCGGTAAGAGATCCTCTAAGCGGATGATGGCGGCATACTCACGCGCATCTTCACCCTGTCCGTTTAGTCGTATTACTCCAAAGCCCAATTCCCCCGAAAGAGCTGTGCGAGCTTTTAATTGCTTTATGTAAGCCAATGGTTGAAAGCCTGATCGTGCCTTGACTTCAACATCAAAGGGAACATTGACAATGTCCTTACCGCTACCCCTTCCGACAGTTGCACCACTCCACACAGTCGATAGGTACTGTGCGACTACGCGCTCTGTTCGGAAGCCTCTATGTTTTCTTGCTTGACTAGCCATTAACTGCGTGACATTTCCTGCACTGCCATGTTCCAGCGACAAGATTGCCGTCCGTAATAATGGCTGGAATGATAATGTCACTAGCTAGTGTTGGTTCATTACACAGTTGACATAAGATTGTGTCATACATAGGCACATCCTCTAGGTCTGTCCATTCGCCATCTTTCTCAATGTTATAGATCTCTACATAACCCATGTTAAGCCCATGCCTTCTGTGGCTCGAACTTGCCACTGGATGAAAGTGAATACCAGACTGTAGGACACTTAGGCTCGCCCCCTTGATGATTGACTACAGAGCAGAAGTAACCGCCCCAAGCCTTGTTGTTCTTTGTGCCTTCGCGCCACGCCATGTGTCCATGCTTGCATGATGGTGCTTCTTGTGCTTCGCCTGTACCCATTACAGCTGCGATGTTTTCCATAGCCTTCTCTAATGTGACTGGAGCATCGACTACTTTATTGTATTGACCTACTGGAGTTGTCCAGTAATCCTGATCATCTGCCTTGACTTCTGCCACCGGTGGCTTGACTGGCTTAGAAGCTACGACCTTGCTCATTTCTTCGCGGCTTGGTCTCTTTCCTTTAGCTGCATAACCTGCATTTGCAAGTGCTCTGCCGATTGCCGAAGTCTCGCAATTCTCCAGAGCTGAAGTCGCATTAACGCCTCGGTCAGTAATTTTCTCTTCAGCGTACCCTGTCGCCCACGCGACAGTTGCGCCAATCCCTTTGTAAAGATAAGCCTTAACAATGTATCGATCTGCCTCGACCACTTCCAACTCTGTTGCAATACGGAAATCTGGATAGTCCTTAATAAACTTTTCAAGTCTCACCTCTACTGTCTCGTAATCGGCTAGGTTAAACATAAAGCTCGTTCTCCTCTGTGGCTAGTTGTCCAGCGAGTGCGCCATAGCTGCATAGATCGACCCAGTTGTCGATGTGCTGGGCTGATTGATTAGTCCTTGCAAGCTTGACAAGTACCATGATCCCTGCGACTTGATAGTCATGGATCGGTGTCTGTAGGTATGCACTGAGCAGCATTGCGGTGTGTTGCAGGTTATCTGAAGGGTGACCATACGATAAACCACGCTCGCGGATAGTGTCTGTGGCGGATAAGAGGATCTCATTGGCTCTCATTCCTGCCCCTTGTAACTGCGACCTCGATGGTATCCATCGCGTACGCCCTTTTTATAAGCTGTCTTTTGCACATCGATGATGACTATAATAAATCCTATAATCATGCCAATAATGCAGATAAGAAGTAGTTTATCTGTGTTTGCCATCATAAGCCCCTTAGTAATTCCAGCAATTGTTACAGAATCCATCACTTGTGGACTCGTCTGTCAAAGCAAAGCCACTTGCATTCCAAAGATAATAATGAGCTTCTAAGCAAGACACGCATTGACCCTTAAAAGCCATGCGAATAGGATGCTTCTGAATTGGTGTAATCATCATTTCCGTACCTAACTGCCCCAATGCCCTTGATTGGTGACAAACTTAGTGTGACAGAACTGTCCGACTAATCAAGCACATTATGATAACAAAATGATAACGATTATCTGGCTCGTCCGTATGACTTTCCAGCCACGATGAATGTTCCATCTTTCTCAATGTTGATGAGATCCACCTGAACCTTGTTCTTGTTCACATAGATAATGGCAAAGGCTTGCTGCCAATTGGCTACACCTTTAGTGTAAGCAGCTTGCTTAAAGTCCATGAGATTGCCTACCTCGACACCATGCAGGACACGCCCTATACGACCCCCAGAAGCCTCTGAGAAGGCTGAACGCCCTGCTCTGTGAGTATGTCCTGAGATGACATTCTTTCCATGCCTACGAGCCGCCTCTAGGGCTGATAAGCCCCCTTGTGGCTTGATTGGCGTGTGATCTCCATGCACTGCAATCCAGTTAGGCGCAATAGGCATTGGGTTCTTATGGAAGGTGATACCTAGTTCATCGAAGCGCATGAACTTCTCAAAGCGAAGCTCTGGCAATGCACCAAAGGCAGGAACTTTAGCCATGATGATGTTATACAGGCGATCTGTGTGATTGCTACGGATGCAATCTGTAACGCCTAGATCCCAGAGCAGCTGAACAGCCTCATTGCGGTCATCATCTAAAGTCTGGGCATAACTGCCCATGCGCCCCTCTTCCCACTTGCTTATCTGTGGAAGGTCGATCTCATCACCAATGGTGACAACCTGATCTGGCTTAAACTTCTTGATGAATGAAGCAAGGTTACGAGTTGCAACCCTGTCATGGTATGGAACTTGTAAGTCCGAAACTACGACAATTCGCTTAATCGTCATCCTCATCGTCCTCGTAATCGCCCAGCTTCTCTGGTTCGATTGGGTCTGGCAAGATCCAGCGAGGGTAAGAGGGAACATCTGTGATCATGAATAACGCAATGCCTTCAGTAAATCCAGCCTTGCGTAATGACTTCCAATACTCATGCAAGCCAATGCAGTAAGCATCGAGCTTGGAGTAGCCTTGATCCTCTAATGCCTTAGTGGGTTTCCTTGCCATAGCACAATGCTACCTGTCAAGCAAGATGTTATAGATCTCATCCACTCGCGTGTTGAGTCTTTTGATCTCATTCAGCAGATGCGTGATGACATAACCTGCTAGACCACCGAACACACCTAGACTAGCGATGTAAAAGGTGAAGAAGTCCGATTGTGTCACTTCTTCTCAACCTGATCAATAGCAGCTTCAATCGAATCAACCACGATGTCTGCAACAGACTTCTTAGCGCGGTAAGACTTAATCGCTTGGCGTAGAACAGGGATAGCAATGACTCCACAAGCTCCGGCAATGATGATTGATAGATTATCCATTAGATGCTCCTAACATAGGTACTTGAAAAAAAGCACCATCATTGTCAGCTTCTTTCTTAAAGCTAACATGCATGTGCTTAGTGTGTTTGTTAGCCCCTGTGTATTTGCGCCACTTCCAGTTAAGGATGTTGGAGCAGATTCGTCCATCGAAAATGATGTAACTAATACGCTTGTCTGCTTTGGACTTGGATAAGGTACGAAGCTGATCAGCAAGATCTCCCATGATGTCTGGCTTTCCGCCTTTGAATAAATCTTTGTCCACATCAATGGCACGAACCCAGCCCTGCTCATCTGGATTATGATCTGACTTGCGAGCAGCGTGTCGGGTATCACCGATCCAACCATCCGATGTGCGGTCACGATCTGGGAACGAGTCATCCAACTGCTCTCTTAACTGAACAGCAGCTTTAGAAAGTTTCGCCTTCACTTAAAATCCGAGAGCCTTCAAGTCATCAAGGTCTAAACCAAGTGCAGCAAGTTTTGCTAATGCAGCTTCTTTGGCTGCTACTGCATCCGCTGTTGCTTGCGCTTCAGCTGCTTTTTTAGCAATAGAAAGTGCAATCTCAGCATCGTGTGCTTTCTGCTCATCTTCGGTCATGTCGCGCACAATGGTTTCACCTGTTGCGTGGTCATAGATACCAATTTGATCTGTCATGATTAAACCGCCAATCCATAAATAGCAACGCGACCTGTGATGTTGCTTGATGATGACTTAAATAGTAAGCCTGTCCATGTTCTATTGGTTGCTAAAACTCCTGCACCGATTACAGGATTCTGTCCACTGTAAGAGTCGATTGCAGTAAAGTTCATGTTTGCTTGTTCCGATGTATTACCCACGCCATTAAAATAAATCTGTGCGCTTAAATAATCAGCATTTGTTCCGCACGCATCGCTTATGCTAAAACTAGAACCAGCACCAGAAGATAAACCTGCCCAAGATCCGTTCCACTTTGCTGCCTTTTGGTAATAAGCAGATGTTTCAGTCGTTGGTCCTGCATAACGCATTTGAATTAAAGCATCATCTGTTGCCGTGGCTGAATACAATTTTTCAACGATAACTAGATAACTGCGATAAGTGCTTGTGAATACACCATCAAAAGCCTGAGAAGCAACATTGCTAAAATCTGTGCGTGCAATAAGTGTCATGCCACTAGATCCAGCAGAAGGTGTTGCCCATGTAGGAACTCCACCTGCAACAGTAAGGATTTGTCCAGTCGATCCAATACCTAATCGAGCAGGTGTTGATCCGCTTGATGAATAAATCGTGTCACCTGTAGTGGTCATTGGGTTAGTCATTCCAGCTGAATCAGCAGACCAGACAAAGTCCATGTCTGTATTAGTAGCCTTCTTTAGCACCTGACCAGTAGTGCCACCCTTCAGATCGACCAATGAAGCATCGATAGAATCGCCAAGTGTGCGAATGTCCAGAGCACCATTCTTAACCAGTCCTGTGTTGTCTGGAGTGCTCCAGTTAAAGTTCGGGGTCGTTGCCATTAAGTTAATGCTCCTGTCGCGTTGTTCCAGATAAGTGTACCATTTACGCCTGTCCAAGCTAATGAACTAGGAATGACTGTTTCCCATTGAGTCGTGCTCAAAGATAGATCTGTTGCTGTGATGTAGAGAGTAATGTCCACAAAGGTAGGTGTCGCTCGAAGTGCAACATTCTCAACAAAGCCTTCAAAAGTGCCACCAAGCAAGTTGCTAGGCAGATTGTTGATAAGGACAGGCTGACCAAAATAGATCCCGATAAGGCTGTCAAGCATGGCATTGCCGATGTCTGGATTATCTAGGCGGAAGGTAATCACACCCAGTTGCTCTCTAGGGCTACGCCTTAAATTGAGCTCTCTAGTGGCGATGTCGGTGATGTCTGCAAGGTTCTTGATGTTAGAGTCAAAGGAACGCTCAAAGAGTCCGTATGAGGCTATAGAGTCGGAATCTGAGGTGCTGTAGGTTGATCCGTATCCTGTGGCGTAGCGATAGATAAGGCTGTTACGGATGCGAGAAGTCTGAGTTGTTGAAGTGATAGAACTTGGTGTGGCGTACGAGCCATCGAGGTAAGTATAGCCATTTGCTGCAAGTAGGTTAGATCTATGGTCTGCATCTGCATAACTAACATCTCCATTTTTTTCCTCGAAAACTGCTCCGAGTGCGCTATTGGCAATCTGGTCTGCAAGTGTTTGAGACTTAGCAGAAGCACTAGCTGCAACAGCAATCATGGTGTAGAAGCCTGAATCCACTTCACCGATGTAAGACTCTGCATCATTCCATGTGGTAGTTACTGGGTAGGTATCCCATGTGACAGTTGGTGTGATTTGATTCCATGAAAGGTTAAGGGCTGAACCGAGAATGGCTGCAATCTGTGCGCCATCTAAACCTTCTGCGAGTGCTGTGTTATAAATAGCCTTCGTCAGTCTGGCAAGTGACCCAATGCCCAGAATTGTGCCTGTAGTCACAAAGCCTGAATCCTCTGGGCTTCTGACACCAATGTTGAAGTCTGATACTTCTCCGCCAAAGACTGTCACATAAGTGCCAGATGAGTTCTTTAGCTCTAAAGTGATTGGCTCTGTGACATTGATGGTAAAAGGTGAATTGTCTGTGTTGATAATCTCGACTCGGCAATAACCTGCTGTGGGTTGCCTGTCAATGTCTAATCGACCAGAGGCATAGGAAACAGAGGTGACAGTCGTATAGACATCATCACCTACTGTAACTCGCCACTCTGGAAGCCATGTCATGCGATTGTTAGTGTTCCTCTGTCTCGCGCCTGTCGTAGCACATTCTCAATGACTTCAGCTGCCGCGTTAGGATCTCCGACCACGCCAAAGTTATTTGTTATGTTATAAGCATTAGCTGCCTGTGCTGCATAGCGTGAACCGCTTACTGCACCTGACACACCTGCTCCACCTGCTAGACCCTGCAATAGGGATGAGCGAGCAATGGATTCTAGATCAATTGTAGAAGCCATCTGGCTTGCAGCCGATGCGTTCTCCATGTCTAGCAAGTCTGCAAAGGCATTAGCGCGAGCTGCTGCTGCATCCGCGTATTCCAAGATAGCCTCGATTGAGCCACCGACTGTGGAGATAGGGGAAATGTAATCGCCAGATGGGATTCCAGAACCTAAAGATGCGCTGGTTGGAATTGTCTTTGAGCCAGTAGAAGCCAGATTGATCTGACCAAGTAAGCGCAATGCTTCTTCTAGATTAGAGATGTTGATAAGGTCTTTAGGCTTTAAGGTGTCAAGGATTGATTTAATGTCCTGAAGTTTTACATTTTGCAAGCCAAGCGCACCAAGCACTTTAAGATCTGCATTTAGTTTAGCCGTTGCAGCAATGATTGCCGCTTCATCCTTTGCCGCAATAGCATCTTCTAGGGCAAGGATTGACTTCTTGACATTAAGGCGAGCAGTATCGTTAGCAATCTGCAAGACCTGCGCTGCGCTTGTTGCGTTACCTAATTGCTGAGCCTGAGATGTAAGAGCAGCTGCAATCTGGATCTTGTCCATGTCAAAGACTTCGCTGCCCTTGTTGAGAGCAAGGTTAGCCTTGTCAATAGCCGCACCAAGTCGCTTATCTTTGAGGATCTTAGCCTGTGCTGCTGCTTGCTCTTTCGTGAGCTTTGTAATCGCTGTAGCGTTCTTTCGAGCAATGGCATCTGCTCTCTGAGTATCCTGTGAGGACACAGTCATCGAGATGTTGCCGAATCCCTTGCCATCACCGAACAATCCGCCAGAAGGTGCAAAGAATGAGAGATTCTTAAAGTCAAAGATTGACTTGGTAATCTTGATGAACTCGCCTGTTTCACGAGCAAAGTTAGCAATTGACTGCGCTGCCTTGTCGATCTTGCCGATAAACTCATCTGTGGTATTAGAGTTAGTGATTGTCATTAAGGCTTCAACAAGACCTTGACCAATAGTTTCTTTAGCGTTGTTACTTGCAACAGTTAATTTAGCCAGTGAACCTGCATAGGTATCGGCTGCTGCGCTTGCCTGACCTGCGAATAGAACCGACAGGCGTTCTTGAATCTGCTCAAATGTTGATGTCGAAAGTTCTGCCCTTGTAAGTCCTACGCCCAAGCGACCTAGTGCCTGAGTCTGTCCTAAGTATGCCTTTTGCAAGCTTTGTGAAACTTGGGTGACTGACTTGCCAGTTCCAGCCGCGATGTCAAGTGCAAGCCCAAGCAATTCCTGAGACTTAGTGACATCGCCTGTAGCACGAAGCAAGCGATCCATTGCAGGGCGTAGCTCATCATCGAGCACACCTGTTTGCATTTCAAGGCGAGAGATAAAGCCATTGACTGTGCCAATGTTAGATCCGTAAGCGAGACCCAGATTCTTTAGGGTAGTGCCTAATGCCTTAGCTGCCTTGTCATCTTCTGCGAAAGCCTTAACAGAAGCCTTTGCATAAGACAGAACCTTCTGTGCGCTATAAACAGCAAGCAAGCCTTTAGCAAGACCCTTGACATTCTTAGTCAATCTGTCTGTGGAAGTCTCAGCTTCCTTAAATGCCTTCTTGCCTACGAACTGGGCGGCTATGTCAATTCTTACATCTGCTGCCATTACTTAGCCGCCTTCAGTGTGTAGTTCTCGAACTTAACTTTTGAATCTTCAATTGCCTTGATAACAGCAGCGTTAGTCTTTCCGCCATCTTCTGCCCATGCACGAAAGATTGCGCGACCCTTCATCTTACGAGTGGCGCGACCAGATGCGCCTTCTGCTCGCTTGAAAGCATTAACGATTGTTCCTGTTCGATCTAAGGCTTCAATGAACTGCTGACCAGCATGAGGATTGTTGCTAAGAGATTGACCCTTAGAACCTGATCTGATTGTCTTACCGAAATTAACATGTCCGGGGGCTACGACCTTAGACAGTGGTGCTTGTGGTCTGCCTTGTGGATTTAAGCGACCAGCAGTCTCATAGATAGAGCCTGAAGGTGATGCATTAACAATGCGAGCAAGGGAACGAAAGCCTGAGCGATTAGGCTTGGATGGTGTTGCTTTGTATCCAATGCCACGCTTTGCTTCTCCCGATGACCACTCGATGCGTTCCCACGCACCTGTGCCTTGATTAGCCCATCCGCTTAAAGGTGATGTTGAAGGTATAAATCCTCTAGCCTTGTTTGTAATTGGCTTTAAGATTGTGCCTAGTTCCTTTTGTGTTTCCTTAGCAAGATCTGGAGTGAACTTTTTGAGGGCTTTTCTAAGCTCTACCGCGCCTGTTACCTGTGTTGGCATCGCTCACCTCTTTCGCTTCATCCTTTAGCCCTTGCACTAATGCATCGAGCATGGTCTTATCAAGATCTAACAATTGCTGTGGCGCGATTCCCAACCTAATGCTTAGCCTAGCAATTAGGTAGGTGAATGGAAGATCGCGCTTTAAGCTAAAGGGTCAGAGTCCAACACTTCCACGCTTTTCAGCGTTTCAATGAACTCCATCCCATAAGGCTTAACAGTTTCACCTGATCTGCGTGTGACTTCCCATGCAAGCCAATAAACATCCGATTGCTTCTCTTCATCTCTGAAGGCTTTATGGAAACCCTTTTTAGCGTACTGCTCGAACGCATACTCCACTGCTGGAGTAATCTCGCCTTCTAGCACACTTCCATCATTACGAACGATCTTTAGCTTTGCCATGTTTAGCCCCTTTGTTTAGTTTCTTACGCTGTTGTTACTGCGATTGTACCTGATACATTCCAAGTTACAGACTGAGTTGAAAGGTCTGCAACAGCACCATTTACAGGTGTGATGTTATTGACCAAGCATGTCATTGTGTAAAGTGGATTTGTAGCTGATACAGCAGCAGAAGTCTGCTTGAATGTGACAACTGTGTTAGTTCCCCAAGTTGCCTGAAGTGTCTGAAGTGTCTTAGCCGTTGCCTCGTCATTTAGGAAGTCGATTGAAATGCTTGAAGCTTCCAATCCCTTAACGAAACGATGACCAGAATCTCCAAGTGCGGTGACTTCAAGTTCATCGAAAGCGCGGTTGATTGTTACTGAAGTTGTTAAAGTAGAGAGATCAACCGAATTAACAGTTAGAACTCCTGTATTTGCTAAATAAACTGCCATCGGATTATTCCTCTTCTTTCTTAGTTACTGGCTTTGCTTCTGGCTTTGGCGCAACTTGCCCGATCTTTTCGAGAAAGGCTGCGTTTTCTTTTTCCCAATCGGACATGTTTAACTCCAACTCGTTAGGATTGATACGGACATCTCACAGCTGAGCAAGTCTCCGCTTGCCGCGTTGAGAACGCTAGGTGCGCTGACTGCGCTTACATTATAAACTAAAGAAGATGCTGCAAGTAGTGCGAACACGCTAACTACTGTGTCCTCAATGCCGTTAAGGTTTCCCTCATTGTCAAAGAGTGGCACTGTCATCACAATGCGAAAGTTAGCCATTGGGCTGACTGTGATCTGTCCATTGTTGTTAGGTGTCAAGTAAGGATCATCTGGAGAGACAATCACAGAGTTAGCAAGGACTGTTGAAGGCGGAAATGCGAAAGTCTGCCACTTAGCGTTATTGACTAGAGCAGTCGCTAAAGTGGTGCGAAGTGTGGTGATGGCAACTGGTGGCATTATCCAACCATCGAGTTAGGGCTTAGCGCGTGTGCGATCAATCCTCGCACCTTAGCGAGAAGCTGTGCGCTCATTCGATAAGGGCTTGGCTGGAAATCAACAAGGTTAGAACCGCTGAGAGTAGCGGTGCGAGCTTGCCAGATCTCTACAGATACCATCAAAGCTGCTTGCTGGACTGCTGTGTCTAATGCCCAATCAACATAAGTGTCTGCTGATACTGTTCCAAAAGGTTGAACTGGATGCTCTACTGCTGGAGTATTGTTGTTGCCGGTGATGTTATAGGTGATGTTGTAATCGCCTACTCCAGTGAGAGTCTTTGATCCATTGTGCTTAGATCCGTTGCCTGTGATGTTCACAGTCTGACCTACATAAAAGACCTTCTCTACCTTGTCCTCAAAGTAAAGTGTTCCTGTTGTTGCTGTGTTGCTGTGTGCAATGTTAAAAGTAGTGTTAGTCCAGAGCATCGGAAGCAATACTGCATCCGTAGCATCACAGACTTCTTGCAAGGTGGCATCTGGGTACAGCGTACCGACTCCGAGTGTTGATCGGAGTTCTGCGACTGTTGTTAGTGCCATTCCTTGTCCTTTCTAAAGACTCTGAGGGGTAGAGGGCTACTACCCCTCAGAGCGTACTTAGTTACCTATGTTGATTAAGTTAGGTTGAACTTACGAACACCCTTACCTGACTTAGCAAGGTAAATTGCCAAGTATCCGTAAAGGTTGATCTCGATCTCGCCTGAAGTTAGAACATTCACGCGAAGCTGTGTCTGTGGTGATTCCCAGACATAGACTGAAGATGGTGCAACCAAGAACGCTGAGTTGTCGATTACGCCAGATGCAGCGATGTTGTGATCCACGATTAGATCTGTGCCAAGAACATTTCCACGAACAGATGTTGCTACTGCGTTACCTGCTGCGTTGTATGTTGCGCCTTGTGCTGAGTAAAGTGCGCGACCTGTTGTGTCTGCGTATCCTGTGATAGCTGCCCACTGGTCTGTTGAAGCAACAAGCTTGTTAGCGAAATCTCCGCCAGTTCCCTTGTATGCTGCTGCGCCTTCTACTGAGATGAATGATTGCAATCCAGCTGCTGTCGCTGCTGTTGTTGCTGCTGTTGTTCCAGATGCAATGAAAGCATTTAGAAGTGCTGTATCTGTTGCCTTCTCGTACGCTTTACGAAGTTCTACCATCATCAATTCCATGAACTGGGGCTGGCTGCGGTCGATGAGTTCGAACGAGACTCGTTGTAGCCCTGAGAACTTGTTTACATCTACTGTGTCGTAAGCAGATGTCATGCCTGTCTCAGATGGTGCTGAACCTTCGTTTGTATCTGCAACTGTTGGTGCAACATCTGCTGAAGATGCGTTTGTGTAAAGGCGTGGAACTGTGAAGCTCATACCTTCTGCCATTAGAGCGGCAGTCGTTGCTGCCTCAAATGCTGGGCGACCAGTAAATGTGTCAGTGATGAATGTGTTTAGGTGTGGTGCAAGTGTCAAGCCTGTGTTAGTGCTTGTTGAGTCATCGGCTGCGCGTACTACTCTGCGAGCCTCGTCATCACCAAGAGCTGCCTTGATGTTTGCTTCTAGGTATTGTGCTGATGTGATTGGTGCTACGCGCTCGCGCACGAATGTAGTTGCTGTCACTACAGTTGGGCGAGCAGCTTCAACCGCTGCTGCTTCTACTGCTGGTGCTGCAACTGTCTCTGGAGTATTCTCCACAGCTGTCTCGCTTTCTGTTGGTGTGATTTCTTCTTCTACTGCCTCTGGACTTTCCTCAGCAGCTACATCGAGAACCTGAGCAGACTTAAATGCTGGCTCGGTTACCAATGAAACCTCTAACAATTTAGCAGCGGAAACGAACATAACATTTCCCTTCTGCTTTGATTTAATAACTTCTACTCCGACAGACAGACCTGCTTGCAAGCCTTCTTCTGCAAGGATAAGAGCTTCTGTTCCACGATTAGATCGTGAAACTTTGAAAGATGCATAGATGCCATCTTCTTGCTCTGAGAATTGTGTTGCCTTGCCTAGTGGCTGGCGTGAGTCGTGCTGATTGAGAAGCTTGACAGTCTTAGGATCTTCTGGAAGTGCAATTGCGCCCTTCTCAAATACGACTTTACCTGCTGAAGTGTTACCCACTTCGCCTGTACCTGCTGGCACGATCTTGCCTGAGATTAAGCGTTCCTCAACATTGGCAATGAGTCCAGATGAGAAGGTGATTACCTGATTCTCCATTATTCGATTCCTTCGCTTCCATTAGGTGTTAAATCTTCCATCTCCATAGCTTGCTCAACTGTGATCAAGCCTAGAGATAACATCTTTTCAATTACCAACAAGCGTTCCATTGGTTCAGTCTTTAAGAATGAAGAATCAACATCAAACTTAACCGCGTTACCGCGAGCAGTAATGTCATCCATTGAAAGACGATCCTGAATTGCATTTACATAAGGTGCTACAGATAGAGAGTAGAACTGCTTGCGCTCATCTAATACATTTGAGTAAGTCATTGATGTATTGGCTTCTGCGCTAACTAAGTAGGCAGGGATTGAGCATAGGCGAGCAATCTCTGTTGCAAGGAATTGCTGTGCTTCGTCATACATCATGTCTTTAGGTGAGAATGATGTTGGTTGATACTCTAAAGTAGAAGTCAAGTAAGCAGTGCTGCGATTGTTGCGAGCGTTCTTCCATGCTGCAAGTAATCCTGCAACTTCTTTAGGATCTAGGTCAGCTCCGTTGTTCCGTAACACACCGCTGGGCATAGGCGTGCTGGCTGCTAATACTGCTGCTTTGCGAAGATCGATTGCAGCTCTGATTGTTTCAGATCCGCGTTCTAAGATTCCTTCGTCATAAGCTTGGAAGGTAACGATTGATCCAAGTCCGGACATAGGAACTGCAACTGCATCGATAAAGTATTGGGTGACAGTCATTCCATAAAGGTCTGTCGTAAATGTAACCTTGACATTGGGAATCCATTGGAAGCGAGAAGGTCTGCCATCTTCTGCATACAGTTCTGTAACCTGCCAGTAAGCGACTCCGTACATCATCAATGAATCAACAGTCCACGCCATTGTTACTGAACGCGGTTGATTGATTGCTGGCTGATCAACCCAGACTGGATTGCCTAGTTCTTCACCTGTGGACTTGCGATACAAGTTAAGTGGAAGATCTCCAACAACTCCAGCAATGAGATTGCGGCATCGAGCTACAGATGGAACAGACATCGCCTCATTGCGATTAACGCGAGGCAGGATGTAGTTATAGAGCGAGTTAAGATTCTCGCCCATAATAGAAGGGGCGTATTGCGCTAAAAGCGATGAACGCTTATCTTCAGAGATTGCTTCAGTTTTGCGAAATAGACCCATAGACAGAAAGTGTAGCATTTGTCAAGCAATTAGACAATGTGCTAGGGCGTGTCTAAGTATAAATCTGAGGCTTAGGTGCAGGAAGCATTAACTTGGAAACTACCATCGCCAAGCCGATAGGGGCTGAGATGTCTCCAGCACTCTTTCGCTTAATGATGCGCCAAGCAGAATCGTTAGTCTTAGCAGCTGTGTTAGTGAACTGCTCAATGAGATCCTTCTGCCCATTGTGAACCACTCTCAGATTAGTCATTCCCTCTAAGAGATCTCCACAGGCTTTGTAGAACTGTTGTCCAGAGACATCCTCGACCACGACTCCAGAATTGGCGAGCCTGTCTGCAATTGTCTGAGTCGCGTACTTGTCAAAGCACACTAAACGCGGTTTGTAAAGATCAACCCACGACTTGATGCTTGCTGCCATCTTTAGTTCATCGATTGCAACCTGTGAGCTGTAAGTCTCTAGGATGCCAATGCCGATGCGACCATCTGCAAGCAACTGCCCTGCTACGAGCGATCCGTTACGCCTTGAAGGCGACACATCGAACCCGAATACTGTATAAGCACCAACCGACATCTCTAATGTGCTATCGGATGAGTTCTCTAATACCTCTGTGCTGAAAGGACAGGACAAGCTGGAGATCCACTGACACAATTGCTCGGTTCGAGCAGCTTCCATCGTTGAAGATCCGATTGTTTCCTCGATGGCTTCTTCTGTGATCAGATGACCCAGAGAAGGGTTAGCCATTGCCCAAGCGTTACGATCCCAGATGTCACAGAAGTCAGGTGCGCTGTATTCGTAGAAGCCTAAGCTCTTAGGTGGCTTATTTAAGCAAGCTTCGTGCAGATCGTTGAGCACTTTTGAGAACGCATCACCGGCATTGCTAGTAAAGAGTCTTTGGCTATTCTTACGAGCTAAGGTCACTGACTTTGCAGCATCCATAGCAGGTTCAGATACTTCTCTAAGTTCATCGATCCAGAGGAAGTCACATGTCCTGCCTCTAGCACCATCGGATGTTGCAGCAGCCACTTCTAATTGCGCTCCAGAAGCAAGGATGATGCGCTCATCTCCGTTAGTCCTACGGATGCCCTTCTTGATGTCTCCATCCTTCAGCTGAACTCTTAGGAAGTCGTTACGCTCGATGATGTCTGCCATGATGTTAAAGGACTTCATCGCCATAGACCTATTAGAGGACATGATCAGAATGTCCTTCTCACCAAAGCAAAATAAACCTGCCAATGCTCTCATTCTGGCAAGGTGAGACTTTCCTGACTGTCGAGCAATTAAGAGCAGCGCACTTTTGCGGATGAACAGATCATCTTTGTCCACAGAACACATGTCATTGATAATGAGCTTCTGCCAGTCAAGTAATGGCTGACCAATCTTCTCAGCAAGCTCTGCAACCTCATCGCCTCTGGTTTTGCCCTTTAGGAATGGACTGTGAAGCCTCGGCTTGACTGCCCCTCGTAGCGGCTTGGACTTCTTGGTCTTAGTCGTCATCGAATCGGATCAGGTCGGGTCTTAAACGGACTGTCTTGGACTGGCTCGGACTGTGTCGGAGAGAGACAGTTTGAAAAGACAGGGGGGCCTCCCTT